GAGGAAGGGGTAGCGCCGAAGCATAAATAAGCATCATGGCTCAACTAGACCTAGATCAAATCGCATACGAAGAGCTTGAATACGAGGAGTATGATGACTCCAAGGAGGATTTTGTTATGAAAAAGCTCTCGGCCAGAGAGCAGAAGCGCCTCGTGAAGCAGGTCAACGAGGAATATGATATTGCCTATAAGTTTATGGAGGCCAAGAGGAAGCAGAACCTTTTGCGCTTGAAGTTATATAACAATCAGAAGAGAGATCCCGAAGCTGTCGGAGATCCTTTGATGTTCACTGTTTTCAATACTATCTTCGCCGCACTATGGGATGACAAGCTTGCTGTTCAATGGGAGGGCAGAGGAGGCAAGGGTGATGAGGACATCGAGGAGAACCTCAACTACCTCTCGGAGTTTGATTACACAGTCATGCAGAAAGCAGAGCATGACTACGACTGGAACTGGGATGCCTGCTTCTTCGGCCGTGGTCTCTCACTTCAGATGGACTTCGAGCGCTCTGAAGGCATCATGGCTCCTATACCGGAGGTGATCGATGCGGCCACATGGCTTCGTGATCCTAACGCCAAGTCAGTCAATGGCGACATGAGAGGCCGTGGATCTATGCGCTTTGGTGGTCGTGAGATCGGTATGACCTATTGGGAGATGAGGGATCATCCCGGCTATTTCAATATCAATAACATCAAGAAGGGCGGTGAGGTCAACTCTCTCACACGAGAAGTAGAGCAAGCTCGCAATGAAGCTCAAGGCCGTGAGAACTTTCCACAGAGAGGCGAGATGCTTTCCAAGTATGGCAACTACGAGTTTCCATTGATAGAGTGGTACACGCACTTCAAGGGCAAGAAGATCCTCGTTACTCTCGCTGAAGAGAGATCCAAGATCGTACGCTTTGAGAGACTCGAAAAATATAACGGCAAGTGGCCTATCGAAGATCGTGCGCTTTATCCTATGGCCAAAGATTGGGATGGCGTATCTATCCCGGATCTCACTGAAGACAAGCAGAGAGCAAGAGCTGTGCTTTTGAATATTGGTATGATCAGTGCCAAGGGCGAAGTTACTCCGACCTATGTCTTCGATCAGACACGCATTAAGAATAAGAATGATCTAAACTTCAAGATCAATAAGTTCATCGGAGTAGATGGCCGTGTCGACAATGCTATACAGCCGGTGCAGAAGTCCAATGCTCACGCCTATGTATCAGTGATCATGGAGATCCTCGATACCGCCGCACAGAGAGCCACAGCAACGCCAGAGATACAGCAAGGTCAGGTCTCTAGTTCACAGAGAACTCTTGGAGAGCTTGAGCTTGTATCCTCAAAGGTGGATACTCGGTACTCCATGAGCGCCAAAGTCTTCGGTATCTCCGAGGGCAAGTTCTGGAGACTCTGGTACATGAACTACAAGATCTTCTTCAAAGACAAGATCGATGAGAAGGTCGTGCGCATCCAAGGCGCTCTCGCTCCAATATGGAGGCCTTTGAGTAGGGATAACATTATTGCAACCATTGACCCTGATGTTAAAATAAGTTCTAAGGTTATATCGGAGCAGAAGCGCTTGAGGGATCAGCAGTCTTTCAGTCAGTTTGCATCCTTCGCTCTGCAAGATCCAAACACTAACAGGCGCTTTGTGCTACGGAAGCTCGGTCGGCTCACCGGTGCGCCAAAGGAAGAGCTAGACATGATCTTCCCTCCCACCATTGACGAGTTGCATGCTGAAGACGAGAACCAGTCGCTCAACAAGGGCAATCTTCCGAAGATCGATGTGCAGGATGATCATAAGACTCACATTGAGATCCACGCCAAGGCAGATCAGAACCCGACCACTCTCGCTCATGTCAGAAGGCATAAACAGCTCATGCTCTTGAGAAGGAATAGACCAGATCTCTTCCCTCCCGAACAGCAACCGCAGTTTCCTACCTCTCCGGCCAATAGAGGTGAGGCAGGCAATAATAAGCCGGCTCCGGCCACACAAACACAATGAGCAATATAAAGACAAAGAAGCCGGCAGAGATAGAAGCCATCCTTGATCAAGGGGTGCAGGGTGATTTCTGGCAAGTGATCGTAGATGCTCTCAACGAAAGTATTGAGCATATTGAGAACTCCGCCAATGACGAAGAGTTTAAGAACCTTCCTGCGGAGCAATATAAGCTAGAGAACGAGCTTGTGAAGGCAAAGATCAAGTATCTCAAACAGCTCAAGAATACTCCTCAAAATATAAAGTCTTGGCTCACATCTCCTGATAGCAAGACCACCAACTTTGATCCATACGCTCAAAATACTCCCGACACGGATACATGAGAAAGTCGAGGAGTGAGACTCATTTCTGGCACTGTCGCCTAGAGATGAGTCCCAGTCCGGACTCAACATTATTTCCGCCCGGCATGCTCTGTGAGGCCATTGCAGAGAAGCCGTGTTAATCCACAAAATCATGGCAGATGTAGACGAAACCATTGAAGACGAGGAGACTGAAGAGGATGAAGACACATCCACTGACGACACCGAGTCTGAAGATGAAGGAGGAGAAGACGGCGATGCCTCTGATGAAGATCAGGAAGAAGCCGAAGGTGAGGAGTCTGATGACTCTGAAGAAGACGGAGAAGAAGATGAGGGTCAATCATCTTCTAAAGGCAAGAAGTCTTCAAAGTCCGATGCCGATGCCGAACCTGTTGTTCCTACTCGTAAGCTATTCGATCAGCAGAATATCATTGCTCGCAAGAATAAGACTATCGACAAGCTCCGCAAGGGCGAAGGCGATGGTGAAGATGATACCTCTGATGATGACGATGACCTTACACCTGAAGCCAAATCTGGCGTTCAGAAGCAGGTCGCTAAAGCTCTTAAACCTGTTTTGGATCATATATCCAAGGGAGCTGATGAGACTGACCTGAAAGACCTTTATGGCGCAGAACCAGATGCCAAAAAGTACGACCGAGCTATTCGTGTCTACATGAAGCATCCTGCCTACAAAGGCGTTCCACCGGCAGTGATATTCCATCATCTTGCCTTCGAGGTTGCGCAAGCATCCGGAGCCAAGAAGAAGAGTATTGCTGACAAACAGGCCGGAAAAGTGCGTGGAGCAGGTAACTCCAAGAGATCTTCGGGCAGATCAAGCGGTATGCCTTCTCCTGAAGAGATCAACAAGATGACTGATGCCGAGTTGGAGACACTTCAGCACGATGTCAGGACAGGTAAGTTCAAAGCTTAATAGCGGAGATTGTGGTCATCTCACATTCTCCTTAATGGCCAAGCTAGAGGGCATAATCTCTAGTACACACGAGAAATGAGTGATACAACCACTACACAAGTCCCGGCGGCGGTGAATGTCTTTTATGACAGATCATTGCTCAAGGCGGCTCGACCTCTCCTCGTTCACCTAAGGTGGGCGCAAGTGAGAGACCTTCCTCGCAATCAGTCCGGAGCTATCCGCTTCCGTAGATACGATCTCTTGACTGCCGCTACAACAGCTCTTTCCGAGGGCATCACGCCTTCCGGTTCGCAGTTGAGCATCACCAATGTTGATGCCACCGTAGCTCAATATGGGGACTTTGTTACCCTTACTGATTACCTTCAGTTCACTACCCTTGATCCAATCCTAACGGAGACTGCCGACCTTCTTGGTCAGCAGGCCGGAAACACTCTCGACCAGATCGCAAGAGATGTTATGGTAGCCGGCTCTACTATCCAGTACGCCTCTACCGCTACATCTACTGACACAGTGTCTTCTTCAATGAAGCTCACTCGTCAGGAAGTTCGAGAAGCAGTCCGGACTCTCCAAGGCAACGATGCAAGGAAGATTACTCGCATGATGAACGCCACTGATGGCTTCAACACTTCACCGATCAATGCCGCCTTTATTGGCATTATCTCTCACAGCACTCTATACGATCTCAAGAATGAGACCGGATGGATCCCTGTTGAGGAATACGCCAATCCTAAGGATGCAATGGAAGGCGAAGTTGGCGCTCTTGACGATGTTCGCTTCGTCATGACCACCAATGCGGCCACCACCACTGGTTCCTTGACTACGGTTCACCTTACTTTGATCCTCGGTGCAGAATACTACGGTATCTCTCGCATCTCCGGCGAAGCAATGAAGAACATTGTGAAGCCACTTGGATCAGCAGGTACAGCCGACCCTCTCGATCAGCGTGCTACTTCAGGTTGGAAGGCAACATTCGTAGCGAAGAGACTCAATGAGAACTTCGCTGTGCGCATCGAACACGCCGTATCCGCCTAACTTTTGATTACTTCCACTGATTACTTTCAATGATTTCCGCCATGGTATTAAAACCCACCATTGATTTCTTCAATGGATAACTCGTACCACACACATGGCTACAAAAAAGGAAAACCTCATAGCTGAAGCTGAAGAGCTTGGTATCGAACTTACCGGTGAGGAGAAGATTGCCGATTTAGAGGCACTCATCTCTGAAGCCAAGGAAGATGCCGGCGATGAAGCCAAGGGCGATGATGGTGAGGATGAGTCTGATGAAGACGAGTCCGAAGGTGAAGATGAGGATGAAGAGCGCATCTCTGATGACTCTGATGAGGAGGATGAAGATGAGCCAGAGGATGAGGAGGAAGCTCCTGCTCCAAAGGCACGCTCTTCCCGAACTCCTGCCAAGCTCGCTCCAAAGGCGGAGGAGGCAGAAGAGCCGGAAGAAGATCCTGACTATCTTCGCCAGTATCAGTACAAGAAGGTTGCCGGCAAGATTTATGTCGGTGGCGATCTAACTGATCCAGATAGAGGTAGCAAGGCCGAGATAATGAAGAAAGCTTTGCTTAAACAGCGAAGAGTTCGAGTTCTCGTGCCTCGTGCGCCGGGTGAGCATAAGTCTGTTCTGATGACTGTGAACCTTAATGGCTATCGACTAGATTTCCCAAAGAATACCTATGTTGAGATGCCGGAGCAGGTTGCCAATGTCATCATGAACAGTCAGGAGCAGACCGATCGTGCGCTCCAGACATCGCTCATCGACTCTGACAAGGATAAGGCGAAAGCTCTCTCCTAGTCAGCATTAACAGCACGATCATTTAGTTGCCCTTCGCCGAAAGTCCGAAAGGAGCGAAAGTAGAAGGGTTTGTCAAATGGCTATAACAAGCACACAGGTAAAGAATAGTGCATCTGTCATGCAGATGACCGTTGGTCGCTATATCACTACTGATACAGCCGCCGCCTTTACCATCACTACCGGCTACAAGCCGTTGTATGTGAAGGTTCAGAACCTAGATAGCTCTGGTGCAGTCGCAGTAGAGTGGTATCACGGCATGGCCGCCGCTTCCGCATGGAAGACAGCGAAGGCCGGTGATCAATCTCTCATTACTACACTGGGCATTACACAGCTATCCTATGGCTTCACAGTAGGCCTAGACACTGACCTCAATGTAATAAGTGAGCAGTTGTCTTGGATGGCTCTCGGATAGTCCGAGCTTAAAAGTCCTTCTCAAATCGTATCCGGCAGTGCCGAAGGACACACTTAACAACCGGATGCTAAAACGCTATGGGTAACTTCCAAGCAGAAATCGCAGATCGAACACGGCTCGCCGTGCTTGAGGATGCGTTAAGACTCAATGTCAGGTCGACAGGCCAGATCTTTTGGGTCGTAGAGGACTCTGACGATGACTTCAACCTCATCTCACAGAGATATGGCAGTAAGAATGTCTTTACTACGCTCAATGCCGCTTATGCGGCCGTAACGAGCAATAGGAACGACATGATCCTCTTGACTGCTCATAACTCCCACACTCTAACCGAAGGCATTGATTGGACTAAAAACCGAGTACATGTCATCGGTTTGGATGGGGGAGATCGCCTTGTTCAGCAAGGCACGAAGGTAGTAACTGCTTCAGATGCCAGCGAAGCATATGTGATCAAAGTTACAGGCGTACGCAATAGCTTCAGGAATATCAAGTTCATCCAGAACTCGACTGAAGCAACAGCGTTGCATGTAGCCGAGATGGGAGGAGAAGGAAACCTCTACAAAAACTGCTCTTTCACCTTTGGTGTAGTAGATAACCTTGATCAGACTAATGCTTTTGAGGTCGTATGTGGCGAAGACTCTGGCTCTTTCATAGAGTGCGAGTTCGGTGCTGATACGCTTCTCACAAGTGCGGCACGAGCCGTCATGTCTATCGATCAGGTAACGACTAGCCAAGAGTTCAAGAGCAACAAGTTTGTAAGGTGTAACTTCTTGATCTCTTCAAGTTCTTCAACTGCCACATTCATTCGATTGGCGGCCGTTGGAGACATCCTCTTTGCCAATAACTTTGAGGATTGTAGCTTCACTGCTTCCGTTGACTCG